GTGTTGAGCCAGGTGGGGACGGAGAAGGCTGCCAGCGGCTTCCAGCAGGGCGTCAACGTATCGAGCGCGTCCTGCGCGTTCTCCGCAGACCAGCAGTTCTCCGAATATCTGGTGGTGCGCATGTCGATGGACGTGCTGCAGGACGCTGGCGACGCCGGGAACACGGTCGAGACCGTCACGAACCCGAACATCAAGCGGCATCGGCGCCGCGTGATCGTTTCGGAGGGCGGCGACATGGGATCGGACGTGGCGAAGCAGCGCGCGCTGTGGGAATGCAGCCGGCGCTGGGGCCGAGCGGCGCAATTGCGCCTGACCACGGATAGCTGGCGGGATTCATCCGGCAAGCTGTACAAACCCAACACGCTGGTGGACATCGATATCCCATTCCTCAAGATCGTCAAGCGCACCTGGTTGATCAGCGAAGTGACATATCGGCGAGACGGGCAAGGCACGGCGGCCGACCTGGTGATTATGCCGCCCGAAGCGTTTGCGCCTGAACCCATCCTGCTGCAGCAGGGGCCTGCGGAGCTGGGCCAGCAATAGGAGAACGCATGAGTGAGATTTACGCCGCCATCGAGCGGGTGTATCGCCGCGTGCTGCTGGTGGTGGGGCGCGGCAGGATCAAGACCGGTGCCGACGACGGGCCGGCGCAAAGGCAGCAAGTGCGGCTGAGCCAGTTCGAGACATTTGACGACATTCCGAGGCTGTCGGAATACGGCTTCAACTCGATGCCGCCGGAGGAGTCCGACGCGGTGCTGATATTCGCGGGGGGCAACCGCCGCGACGGCGTCATCATCGCCACCGGCAATCAGACGTACCGCATGCGCAACCTCAAGCCGGGCGAGGTATCGATCTCCGACAACCTGGGACAGTCGGTCTACCTGACGCAGACCGGAATCGTCATCGACGGCGCCGGCCTGCCGATCCTGGTGCACAACACACCGTCCGTAACGTTTGACACGCCCACGGTACACGCGACCGGCGACGTGGTGATCGACGGCGCGCTCCTGGTCAAAAAGGACGCCACGGTCGAGCAGAACGTGCTGGTTACGCAGAGCGTCACCGCGCAGGGCGACATCTCCGACCACGGCAGCAAGTCGATGAAGGCGATGCGCGATGTCTTCAACAACCACGATCACGCGGTGGCCAGCGTCAAGGCCGGCAGCGACAGCGTCAAGACCAACAAGCCGAACCAATCCGAATGAGCGATACAACAATTATCTGGGACCCCAAGCAGGGGATGGGCGACTGGGCGCTCGATGGCGCGCAGCTGCAGGCCGGCAACGACTTGGTGACGGCGGTCTACATCAGCCTGTTCAGTGATCGGGTGGCGGGAGCCGACGACGTCATTCCGGACGGTTCGGGCGATCCACGCGGCTGGTGGGGCGATGGCGATGTTGTCATCGGTTCGCGGCTGTGGCTGCTGCGCCGCTCCAAGCAGACCATCGAGACGCTGAACCTGGCCAAGGACTACATCACGGAGGCGCTGCAGTGGCTGATCGATGACGAGGTCGTCGGGAGCTTCGACATCTCGGTCGAGTGGACGGCGGCCGGAATGCTGGGTGCCAACGTGGTCGCGCACAAGCCGGCCGGCGGGCCGACATCAATGCAATTTTTCTGGAACTGGAGTACCTGAAATGCCATACGCACGACCAACACTGTCCGGCCTGCAGGAGACGGTGGCCAGCGACATCGCCGCCAGCCTCAAAGGTTCGGATGCGCTGCTGCGCTTCTCCAACCTGGGCATCACCGGCCGGGCGCAGGCGGGCCTGGCCAACATGCATTACGGCTACCTCGACTGGATCGCCAAGCAGGCGGTGCCATTCACCTGTACCGACGAGTTCCTGGAGGGTTGGGCGGCGCTCAAGCGGGTGTTTCGCTTGCCGCCGGTCAGCGCGGCCGGCATTGCGACGTTCAATGGTGCGCCGGGCAAGTCGATTCCGAAGGGCGCTGGGATCGCGCGTAGCGACGGCGTCGCATTCGTGGCAACCGCGTTGGCCGTTGTTGCGGCCGACGGCATAGCGTCGGTGCCGGTGAGCGCTGTTGCTGACCCTGCCGGCCTATTGGGCGCCTTCGGCAACACGCCGACCGGCGCCGCGATGACGCTGTCGCAGTCCATCGCCGGCATCCAGTCCACTGGCGCTGTGACCACCGAGATAAAGGGGGGCGCCGATTTGGAGGGCAGCGACAGCTTGCGTAGCCGGATGCTTGCCGCCTACCAGCAGGCGCCGCAGGGCGGCGGCCGATCCGACTACGAGAGCTGGGCGAAGGCGGCGCCCGGTGTCTCGCGCGCCTGGGCCGTTCCCAATGGCTTCGGCCTCGGCACGGTGGTCGTCTTCACCATGTTCGACCAAGTACGCGCGGCATCGGGCGGCTTTCCGCAGGGATCGGATGGCGTTGCTGCTGCTGAGCCACGCGGCATCGCCGCAAGCGGCGACCAGCTCACGGTGGCCAATACGCTGTACGACGTACAGACCGCCGTGGGGTTGGTGTATGCGGCCGCGCCGATTCCGCATCCGGTCGACCTGGCGATTCTTGGCTTAGATCCGTCGCTGCAAGCGGCCGTAACAGCGGCGGTTGCCGCGACGTTACTGACGCAGGGTAAGCCGGGTGGCACGGTGCCGTTCGGCGCAATCTGGTCAGCCATTGCTACTGCCGTGAATGGCAGTGCCTTCACCGTGACGCCGACCGCTGACGTTGTGTGCGGCTTCGGCCAGTTGCCAGTCGTCGGCACGATCAGTGTGGGGACTTGAGCATGGCGGCTCCTTTATTCAGCGCATCGGACTACCTCGGCGCTTTGCAGGCGCTGATGCCGCGCGGCCGTATCTGGCCGCGTGACCTGTCCTCCGTGCAGGCCAAGGTGCTGGCCGGCTTGACGAAGGTGTACGAGGTCCAAAATCAGCGCGCCAACAATCTGCTGGTCGATGCGTATCCGCGCACCGCCGTGGAACTGCTGCCGGAATGGGAGGCGACGCTTGGACTGGCGTCGACCAGCGCCGGCCCAGCTGCGACGGTGGCCGCCCGGCAGGCGCTGGTTGTCGCCCGCCTGATCGGCGCCAATGGTGTCGCAGCTGATGACTTCGCTGACTACGCCGGATTGCTCGGCTATGACGTCACGGTGAAGGGTAACGCGCCATTCCGCTGCGGGCAAAGCCGAGCGGGTGCACACGTGGGCGGCCCTGAGCGCATGTTTGAGTGGATCGTCATTGCGCGCGCGCTTCCGTCCATGCCATTTGGTGATTTCGGCCCGGCGCTGCTGCAGCAGGAAATGCAGCGCCTGGCGCCGCCTTATGGCTTCCTGAAATTCGTTTTTATCTGAGGTGATAGATGTATCAAATTGATGTGGCAAGTGCGTCACCGATCTTGCCAGCGCCGTCTGCCGCCGGCGTGGCTGGCTTCTTTACCGATGGCAGTGTGGCCGGCGGCGTGGAGGCGACGGTAGTGCCGGCGGATTTCCTGAACGCGGTCATGCTTGAAATGCTGAACGTCGTCACTGCGGGCGGTCTGGTGCCGACCAAAGCGGCCACGGGCCAGATGGTGCTGGCGATTCAAAATCTGATCGAGGCGCGGTCGGGCAACTATGCGCTCGATACCGGGCTGGCGGGCGCGTATGTCGTCGCACTCGATCCGGTGCTGAAGGCCTACCCGAACGGCTTGCAAGTGCGCTTCCGCGCCAAGCGCGCAAACGGTGGAGCGAGCACCTTGGATGCGGGTGCCGGTCCGGTTCCGTTGCTGCGCGAGGATGGCCAGCCAACGCAACAAGGCGATATTCCGAACAACGGCGTGGTCAGCGTTACCTATGACCTAGCCGCAAATGCGTTCCTGCTTAACAGCATCGTGGCATCGCAGCTGGGCGCGTTGGCGCGAATGGGGATAGGGGCTGGCCTGGCTGACGATGGCGCGGGCAATCTCATCACCACTGGCCAGTCCTATATCAACGCCGTTGTGCCGCTGGCAAGGGGGAGTGCGCTTGTCGATACTTCCGCTGGGCCGCTGCAGCTTCCTCTCCCGGCCAACCCACCGCTGGGGGCAATCATCACGCTCAGCGACGCGCGCGGCACCTGGGGGACAAACAACGTGACGCTGCTCAGGAACGGCAAGAACATCATGGGCTTTGCTCAGGATCTCATCGTGAATGTTTCAGACATTCAATTCACTATTTGGTACAACGGAACAGAGTGGAGGCTCGTGTAATGCGTATCTCGGATTTTTTTGCAGGTGCTGGTGCTGCTGGCAATACGTTCAATCTGACGACCGGTGCTGTTTTGAGTCAGAATGATCTGGTGGAAATGGGGCCGGACGGCAGGGGTTATCCTGCTACCTGCCTTGACTACGCGGCATTTGTTGGACCAACGACGAGTCCAACCACTGCGGCGCTGCCCATTACTTCGCTCATCGGTTATCAGACCGCGAAGATGCGACTGCCTAAGCTCGCCATCAACCCGGTCGATGCGAGCATCTATGCCTTGACCAGTAATTCTGCTGGCCCAAGCCTTGGGGCTGCCGTGTTGCGCTATACCTGCGCGGGCCTGTTGTTGGGCAAAGTCACGCTCTCCACCGCTGCATCGCAGATGACGGCGAGCCGCCTACTTCAATTGGGCAACGGGAATTTTGCTGCCGTATTCGAATTTGGCCAGCAGCTGTCCTACACGATCTTCGATCCAGACTTCAAGATTATTCAGGCTGCGACGCCTATCGAGGCGGTGAGCAGCGGTGCTGCGTGGGAAGCTATAACCCTTTCCGGCGGTGGCTTTGCGATCAGTTACCAGCAGTCTGCCAATGCAGCGCTGCAGCGCCTGGCGATCTACAACAATGCAGGCGTAGCTGTGGTTGCTCCGACGACAATCCAAACTTGGACCGGCACAACTGGTCTCGTCCACACGTCGATGGTCGAACTGTCGAATGGCAGTATTGCGATTGGCTGTAACTCCTTCTATGCGACGACGCAGGGTTTGTATCATGGCATCTGGTCAAGTGCCGGCGCGCCTGTGCAGGCATTCGCAAACCTGGACACTGCAGTTAGTGGGGGCGGCGCCGCGATGATCCCTGAGATGTCGGCGCTGGCCGGCTACTACGCGGTAACGCGGCCGACGGCCACCAACCAAAAAGGCTGGGTGTTCAACAATGTAGGCGCTTTGCAGGGAGCGCCTTTTTCGTCTGCCACTACGCCATACCCCGGTAACAACGGAACGAAGGTGGTTAATGACGGTTCCACTTTCTATCTGATTTGGGGGCAGAACGACGGCACCACTCAGTTCACAAAGATGCCGGTTGCTGGCACCGGATATTCCACGATGAACGTCAGTGTTTCGTTTGCATGTCCTGGCAATACTTTCGGGATTGATGCCTTTTGTGAGCGCGGCTTGGTCGTTGCGGTAATTAGCGGTGGCGGCACCGCAACATTGAAGTATGGGGTCGTAACGGTGGCCGGCCAACCTTACCTGAACCAGCTGTCACTCACTGCAACGATGAGTGCAGGAACTCCTGACGCAAGGATTGCGCCCGCTGGCGATTATTGTTTCGCAGCGTTTTTCCAAGATCCGGGCGCATCCAATCAGTTCATCATGGTGCCCAAATATGCGAAAAGCTCCATTCTTGGCGTTTGCGCTGCCGCGACGCCGCAAGGGGCGGCGGCTCCGATAGCGCAGAACATTGGCTCATACCCGATCAATAATTTGCCTGGATCTTCGCCCAAGCTCTTCGACCACACAACAGGTGCCTCGATGTACGGGAATAAAGGCGTCTTGCTTAATGCTGGCGTCATCTTGAAAGGGATGTGATGTATCAACTTAAAAATTTGGCCTCGGGCGTGGTGTTCAATACGGTTGAAAAGCCGGTGTGGATCGCGGGTATTTGGGAGTGTGGCGATCAACGATTCACGGACCTCGCTGGCGACGAATACGCGGAAGTTGAGGTCGCCGCCGACCTGCCGCTTCTCACTCCGATGACGCTGTACATGGCATTCAAACCAGCGGAGCGCATAGCGATCAAGACGTCGGCCGATCCGCTGGTTCAGGAGTTCTGGGCGATGTATCAGCTGTCAGTGCAGCTGCAGAAGCCGACCGACCCGAATCTGCAGTCAGTGCGCGAGGCAATCGGATACCTGGCCGCGCCGGTGGAGCCTGGCCCTGGCGCCGGCATCCTCGCCGGCGCGGAGCGAATCGGAGAAATCCTCGCCGGCATCCCCCAGTAACGAACGCTTCACTCTCCCAACAGCCGCCCCCGGGCGGCTATTTTTTTGTCTGCTGAAAGGAAGTTATGCACCGAGATTCACACGCCCCCTCGCACTCTGACCAGGAACGCCTGGCACGGGTGGAAACCGAAGTCGGCTTTTTGAAGGAAATGTTCAGCGAGGTGAAGTCCGCGCTGCTGCAGGTCGCCGACGACATGCACAAGCTGGCGGTGCTGGAAGCCGAGCGCGCGGAGGATCGCCGCACGATCAAGCGCGTCTTCGAGCAATTCCGCGCCGTCAACGAAACGGCCGGCAAGCTGGACAAGCGCATCACCGATCTGGCCGCCAACGTCGGTGCGGCAGAAACCCGCCGCATCGAGAACGAGTTGAAAGAGCGTAACCGCTGGTTGTGGGAACTGGCGCGTACCGGTCTGGCGGTCGCGGTGGCGCTGGGCTTGGCGAAGATGGGGGTACACCTCGTATGAAGCCTGACGACTTTATCGCCCAACTGGGGCCGGCCGCTGTCGCCTCGGCGAAGGTGAGCGGCATCCCGGCCAGCTTCGTTGTCGCCCAGGCGGCTCTGGAATCGGGCTGGGGTACTGCGAAGCCGGCGGTCAACGCCCTGAACTTGTTCAACATCAAAGCCGATGCGGCTTGGACCGGGCCGGCCTGGCAGATGGCCAGCCAAGAATACGTCGCCGGCCGCACGGTGCTGGTC